CCAATGATAGAAATTAAAATTTTAATCGGTATGATAATTTCTGTTTTCTCATTGACTTCTAGTGCCATTTTATTCTTCTTTTGTTTTTTCTAATTTAGAAATATAGTTTGCCATTAGGTGATCAAATACACCAATAAACTTTTCTCCTTTTTTTCTAGCCTTTATTCTACTGCGCAACATGTCTTTTATTTGTTGCCAAGAAGTTAGGATTCTAAATTCTCCATAGAAATTCATATACTTATGTTGACCGTGATGTCTAAATCCCATAAGCCTAAATGGAACTTTTGTAACATCATCGCAGTTGTTTTGAACTCTATAATGTTGAACTGAAACACTATTAACGAATGCCTCATTACCAACTCTTGGCGATCCAAATGTAATCAGTGCTGTAACTTTTTTCTGCATTCTGCTGGCAGCAATGGTTGCCATCGCAGCACCCAAACTATGTCCTGTCACATATAATGAATTGATATTGATTAGAGCTTTTTCGATTGAAGGCCATACTTTATTGATTTCACCTTTGAAGCCTACATGAACTTTGCCACCACACTTTTCAAGGTTCTTACCAGCTTTTAAATCAGCTAATAAATCACTCTTTTCTGTTACTTCCGTTCCTCTGAAACTTAATACATGTGAATCGGTTCCTTTGAGTAAGTATGCTTGAGCTCCGTCAATATCAAAGAACTCTACGATAGTATAACCTAGTGATTTAAATTTATTTTTAGAATCTTTAGGGTTACTGTATGTTGTTTCTGCTATTTGAGCAAAAACTAGCAATTGACTTGTTTCCATTTACACTCCTAAAACGTGCAGAGCATGATCATAGTGTTTTTTTCGATCTTCAATTCCAATAGTTCCGCCGTTGATACGTTTGGTCATTGTTAAAATATCGCCATTGTCGGCGTATTGATTTAAATTGTTTGTTTCCCAAAACCAACATGCTGATTGAACAGCACCCTCAAATGTTGAAAGATATTCTGGCAATTCTTCTACAGGAGTTTCGATACTTTCTGCGAATGCAGTATAGTTATCCTTTCCTGTTAGTTGAATCAATCCTCGACCACAATAACGATATCCATCACCACTAGCTTCATTGCTGTTACCCATGCGACTCCCATAAACTTTATTTGCTATCTTTTCCTGTTGATGGGCATACTGATTTGCTAATTCGATATTAGGAAAATATTTTGGAAATACTTTACAAAGACTTTCTGCTTTGTAATTTAAATTTTCTTTCAGTGTTTTAAACCCTCCGCTTTCATGAGAGCATTGAGCAATAAAAGCAGCAACTCTTTGTGGAGTCGCTATGTCATAATCGGGGAGCAATTTAGATAAAGCAGAATACCATTCATCTAGATATGGTGTGCTTGGAAGAATTTGTTCAAGATGCGCTTTTGTAAATATGAATGACATAGAAAATTACCTTATAATATTTTCTATTTATAATAGGGGAAGGAATTCCCCTATTATATCACTTATATATTTTTTTTAGCCATTCTTCGAAGTTTTCTGACTTCTTCGAAATACGAGTTTATAGATTTAAATATTTTGATAATTTTAGCCACGATCAACTTCTGTCAAAAATTCCTTAACACAGCCGTCAGTTTTTATATCACTAACAGTTGGATTTTGAGAGGCGTTGATTTCAATCTTTTTTGGCTTTTTATTATCAGGAATTACATATTCTAATGAAATCCTGAGCATGCCATCGACTAAATCTGCATTTCGAATTTCAACATTATCTGCCAATTCGAACTTTCGTTTAAATGGTCGATCAGCGATTCCTTTGTGTAAGAATTCTATTGTAGCATCAGCAGTCTTTGCTAATCCTAAAACGATTAAAGTTCCGTCTTCCAGTTCGATATCAATGTCGTCTTTCGAAAATCCAGAAACAGCCAATTCAAGAACGTATGAATTCTTTTCTGTTTTTTTGATATTGTATGGAGGATAACCTGGAATCGCTTTACTGAGTCCATCATTGAATTGATCTAGACGATCAAACATCTTATCATAACCAATAGAAAACGGATCAAATTTGTGTAGGTCTAATATTGTCATACAAGTCTCCTTAAATTCAAGCAAGATTAAAATAGAGCTCCCGAAGGCAGCTCATTCGAAGACAATCAACTGATTGTCTCTGAATTTATTTATAACGTAATTTTAAACAGATCGTTTTTTTCCTATATTATATTTTTGCTCCAATATCCACTCAGACTTTTCTTTATGTGAAAGGATCTTTATTTGAGAAATTGGCGCAACAAGTTCTTTAGTTTTTTCCGGATAGATAAGTTTATATAGATTCCATTCAGCTAGAAGATTCGCTATAGTATTTCTTCTTGCAATATCATCCTCAGAAAAATTGGTGGGTTTGCCATCCAATGCAAAAAGTTCTTTGAAATGAACAATGAAATATCTATTTTGTTTGTGTAGTATGTGACAAGACTGAAATAGTTTCTTATCTTTTTTTGACGCTACACCTATGCGTGTTAAAGTTTCTCGAATCTTCAAAAAATCATCTGGAGTTTCTAAGAGAACTTCAATCATATTATCGACTATTATATTCATTACAAGCACCTTTAACACATATATCTAGTATTTATAATAATCTACTTTTTCAGACCTCCGATATAGAGCGTTTTTTTAAGAGATTGAATGTGTTCTTTAGTTAATATCCTAGAAGCATCAATGGCTTTCTTTAAACTACACTTATAGGCTTCTTGGATAATATCGATATTTTCAGATTCTTCTGGCTTTAACCACTTACTAAATCTTTTACGACTACGGAGACTTTTCATATAGAAGTCATACTGTAATAGATTATCCAGATGTCCGAGCCGATTCATTTCGTTTGCATAAAGAATTGAATCTGCATGGAAAGATAACGATCGATTCGCTAAAAAGGGTTTGTATTCTCTTTCAGAAAGCTCATCATTATCTGTTCCGCGCATCATATCCTTTTTGAGATGACTTACGCTGTTGATATAGTCGAATGGGCTACTCATAATTTAAGATTCATCAATAATGGTACACCATTTAGCCTTGCTTGCTTGATCATAAATGATTCAATATCTCTTGGTGATATATTATGAATAAATTTCGGAATTTCACATAATTCTACAAAAAACTCTACTACGTTAGAATCATAAACAGTTATTCCGTAGCTATCCAATAGCTTTTTAGTCGCAACTCCCGCCTGATGATTTTCACTTTCATATTGTTGATCATTTACTGCTCGAAAAAATCTGTTAAGTCTATTTCTTACGGTATTAGATTCTCCTTCACATAATCCAATATAAAGGAGTTGTGGCTCTCGATATTTTTTTTCTTTCAGTAAGGAAATATTCATTTTATACCAACAGTTTTGATCTAAATCAAACCACGGAGAAACTCGAATATTTGTTTTTTTAAGACCTTGATCATGAAATGATATTTTTCTCATTCCACATTTACGAAATCTATTATCAATATGATCGATAATATCATCTACAGAAACGAATGGTTCTTCTAAATCCAATTTTGTAAGTATATTTTGTCCAGTTCCAGATATATCTCTAGGAATAAAGTCAAAATTTTCACGCTTCATTAAATTATTCATGATCTATTTGAACTGACAGTCAGCCATGATGGAAGTCAAACAAGCAGCGATGTTTATTTCCTGATCTACAACGAATGCGCTCTTGTATTGATAGTCGCCGAGAGTCAAAACTAATTGAGGAACTGATTCTGGCTTAAGGTAATCATATGCAGTTTCATACAATTTACGAAAGAGAGTATTAGTTTCCATCGCGTTATTCTGTGCGACCCATTTTCGCATAGAAGTAAAATCACGATCTTTAAGATGTTTAATAATATCTTTCAAATCGACATCTGCGACCTGAGCTAAAATTCCGGCATCAATTTTACCAGTTGCTGCGTGCCGTTGTAGTTCATTTAGAACGCGACGCCAATCCGGAAAAAATTTAGTGATAAGCTGAGCAACAACTTTCTTATCGTATTCAATTCCTTCTGCTTCTAGAATGGCATAAGTTCTTTTTAGAAACTGTGTCGCAAGTTCAGCTTTTTCATTACCCGCTATCTTAAAATCAATAACAGAACATCGAGAATGCAGAGGAGCAATAATTCTATTCTTAAAATTACAGGTTAGAATAAATCCACAATTATTCGAGAACTCTTCCATAAAATTGCGAAGAGCGGGCTGAGTCGAATTAGCATTTAGATAATCCGCTTCATCCAATATAACATATTTCCGATCAGAAGTGAAAGAAACAGTCGCAGCATAATTACGAATATCATTGCGAAGCGTATCGATATTACCATTCATCGATCCGTTGATGATAATATAATCACCATCAATTTCATCCAGCATCGCACGAGCAACTGTTGTCTTTCCGACTCCAGGACCCCCACTCAATAACAGATTTGGAATTGCCTTATCATCGACGAATTTTTGAAATGTCGTTTTTAGGTTATTAGGTAGAATACAATCTGCGATTTTGTGGGGGCGATATTTTTCAACGAATAAAAATTCTTCACGATCAAGCATTTAAACTCCATAATATAAATTTGATATTTTACTGCAGAGAAGTGGGTTCTGCTGATGCAGCAGGTTCTGAATCTGCAAGAAGTTTTCCAGCTTCAATTTCAGCTTTCGCTTGTGGACCAGCTTGTTCCTGCAACTTACCGATCACCAAACTGACCTGAATATATGGCATCTGACCAAGAGCTTGCAATATAGTATTGACTTCATTTATTTCTAATTTTAGCACGATCATAATAAGTTTTCCTTAAATTTATTTATTTATTTTAGAACCTTGCTCTGTTGCAATCCAATACTCTACATCTTGTTGTTTTGATTTAAAATTAGCTATCCCCTTTCCTGAAATCGTTACATCATAATCTCGTGGCAGTAACTTCAAATTTTCTACTTTAAAAATCATATTATAATTAATTGCAGATGTTCCGACAGGATGATTGAAAGAATTACCACCATCTTGACGAGAATCAATCACAGTAAGAGATACGATTCCATCTTTACCCAAAAGAGCAACTTCTGGTAATGACATAACACCTGCAGCTTTTAGAGCATATGCAATAGCGTTCTTTTCTATAGTAAATGTCACATCAACGCTAGGAAGAACGATATCTTTTTCTGGTGGAGTTGTGATTGTAGAGGCACTAGCGTAAAAATATGTTGCAGATGCTTTTCCATTTTTAATTTCAACAGAATTTTCATTAAAATTGAACTCTGAATCTTCAAACATCGCTGATATATTGAGAAATTGATTTAAATCATAAATTGCACATTCCTTCGGAAAAGTTTCTGTCACAGTGGCTTGCGCAAGAATAGTTTTCTGTGCAGAAACTGTGCGAATTTTATTACCGGGTTTGAACAAGACAGACATGTTGATAGAAGAAAAGTTTTTTAGAATCTCAATCGTTTCATTAGAAAGTTTCATTTGTTACTCCATTATTAAAGTATAATTATAACACACCTAAATGTAAATGTAAATCATTTTTTCTTCTTTTTCTTCAACATACTCACATCAGCTGTAGCAGTTACTCCAAGATTCGCTAGATCCACCAATGATCCACCAAACACATATGTTCCTTGATGTTCGAGTTTCATCCAAGGGCATAGCCAAACTTTCATTCCAGCATCTCTAGCATACTGACAGAACATATAATCTTCAGAAAGATATCGTTTTGTTTTTGGATCGATTACGCAATCGAAATACGCATGAATTTCTCGCGATCCATCAAAATGCTCAGTCCGAACATGATCTGGCTTATATGAAAGATGTGGATATGCTTTGCGATATTTTTCAAAAACTCCACGTTGAATCATCATGAATCCAGTTCCGCCTTCTAGAACTTCTACTGGCTCATTCAACGCAATCGACTCTTGACCATCTGTCGGATTGAAAACATAATCACCAACATATCTTTCTAATTGTTGTGGATCTTTATCTGCAAATCCACGATCAACAGCCTTCTTAATCTTTTCCCAAGAAATACATTTCTTTGGATATGGACCACAAACAACTTCTTTATCGTTTCCAGTTTCTGCAATTACAGAAAGAGCTATCACGTCATCTGGATCAAATCCGATATCGGCATCGATGAACATTAAATGGGTACAATCGCTTCGCAGAAATTCATCTACAAGATAATTTCTGGCTCGTGTGATTAGCGATTCATTATATAGATAGAAAAATCTAACATCCATTCCATATTTTGAAGCGAGTATAGCTAGATCTGCAGAAGATTTACAATATTGTCCAGTACACATTCCCCCATACATGGGAGTCGCAACAAAAATTTTTCTTTTTCGAAGTTCTTCAATAGATACTGAAATCTCTACAGACATAATTTTCACCTTTTGCTATCATTTAAACATTTATTTATATCAAAAATTCAGTATAATTCAAATCCGTGATAAAAAACAGAGGGCATCGATGCCCTCTGTTCACCGTGATGAAGACTACGCAGCGAGTGCGCGATAGCCAGCAGCAATAACTTTACGGGACGCGGCACCATGCTTATAGACTGATGCAACTTGCCCATTCGAGAATGTCTTGCGATTGCAATAAATCGCATAGCCCTGGCGGCGAAGATACGAAGCAACTGCAGACATATTACGAATACCGAATCGGGCGGCAGCTTGACCTTCTGTGATATCATTACCCCTTTTCAGGAAAGAAAGAACACGTGCAGTTTTGCTAGTTTTGGTGTTAACCATATATTTGAAACTCCTATTTAAGTTTAAAAACCTACGCTACGACAGGTGGCGTAGTCTCCTGCACATCAGACTCAACACTGCTATCTGATGCTACTGAAGGCGGGGTTACTGTCTCATCTACTTTTGAATATAGATCGAGAAATGCAGTTTTCGTTTCTTCGTCAAAACGATTAATACACATACGAATTGAACGCATACGATCACCAAAGAGCTTATACGTCTGGACGATATGGACAAGACGACGCGTAGATATAACTTCATCAATCGCATTTTCTGCAAACGTCTTTCGAATTACTTCGGCCCACATGATAAGTTTATCTATAAATTTAGATTCGTCTTCTACCATCTGACGATTATCTGAAAAATACAGAGTTAGAATTTTTCGTTCGATAGTCGCATTTGGAAATTGCTGCTCAATCGTGATCGGAAACCGTTCGAGCCAGGCGTCATCAAGCATCGTCGCAGAAACATAACGACCATCTTCCGAACCTTTGCCTTTCGTATTAGCTGTAACGATAATATTAAATCCAGACTTCGCATAAACAACTTCGCCAGTCTTTTTCACAAAATATGGTTTACCTTCGAGGACTCCCTGCAGACACATAATCTTACCAGGATCTGCGCGATCTGCTTCATCTAAAAGAAGCAATGCACCGAGTTCCATTGCGCGAAGAACAGGACCCTTTATGAATTTCGTTTCTCCGTTGATGAGTCGAAATCCACCCATCAAATCATCTTCATCAGTTTCTTTCGACAACTGAATACGAATCATTTTAGTATTTGAACGAGAAGCTGCTTGTTCGACCATAAACGTCTTACCGTTTCCGGACATGCCAGAAATAAATACTGGAAAAAATTGTTTTGATTTTATAATTTTTTCAACATCTTTAAATTCGCCAAATGGCACGTAGTGAGAATCGCGTTCTGGAACAATCGCATAATTATGTGAGGATTCGGCATTTGGATCAAATTGCATCTTATTCTCAATCTTTGCTTCGCGAGTAATCGGAACAACTTGTGCAACCATATTAATCGTTGAAGATTTCAGGTCCGAAGGCAATTGAAACTTCCCCCAACCTACATTAAATTTCTTTTTATAAAGAAATTTCGCATTATCATAACCAAGTGATTGAACATACTCTTCGACTTCTTTTTTACGAACAACAGCATTTTCGCCAAATTTCTTAATAAGCTCTTCAAGAATAATCTGTTTCATTTTATTTCCATTATATAATTGAGACGCGAACTAATATTATACTCCATTTATAGCTAATTGTCAAGGCAAATTATGCTGCAATTTTCTCAATAAATTTCGATAGAAGAACTCGACTAATACCACGGCGAACGTTGGCTTTCATAAACGCTTTTGCAAGGGAATTTTTGTTCTCGTAAACTTCATCACCCAATAAGGAATCTTCAGTATTGATATTTTCTCCACCATAGATCAAGAAATAATCATCAAATTTCATAAATCCTTTAATATGAAAATATTTTTGTTTCCGCATTTTTCTGTAATTTATTGCTGAGGCTTCAAAATTTGTCGGATCACATGCACGAATAGTTTTTTTGATAGAGCGATTAGAATTTTCAATTCGATAACAAATCACATTAATATCGCATCTATTTCTAAGAAACTCAACAAAAATATCTGTATTCCTAGAGGAATAGGGATGATCAACGACGGGTTTTTTTATCACAATTTCTTGTTTAGTCTGCATATCACGAGCGACCAATTTGAATCTGGAGTGATATGAAAAATGACTGGCTTTAAATTGATCACTATGCAGAAAGGTGTTAGGATTAGAATCACCATCAGTCAAAATAACACAGTTCACTATTTGTGCATTCGTTTGTTTTTTGAAATCTATGATTAATTTACGAGCAAAAATTAATGCTGAATTTAATGGAGTTGAATTCAAATGAATACAATTAGGATAATATGATTTAATTCCCACTACGTTGCGACCGTATCTATTACCCCTATATTGAAATTTCTCTGCAAAATTTAAAAGCCATTGACCCATTTCAGAAAACTGATTATTTCGCATTTTCTCTGTAAAGAGTTCCATCAATCTATCTCCTTTACTGAGCATGATGTCACCCGAAGAACTAGAAATTCCTTTAGTAGGTAGTGCATATTTCTCCGAAATCCCTTGATCAGTAAATGCATAAACCCGATGAGGAATATTAACTCTACGACAAAACAAAGTCAAGCAGAGCAATTGTTCGATTGTTCCATAAATATTTTCAGACATAGATCCAGAAAAATCGACAAAAAGAACTAGTCCATGATTCTTTGATTCTGGTAAAATTGTAGTCTTTTTAAAGATATCATCAATGATCTTATATGCGTGAAGTTTATTTGAATTAATAACTCCTGTCTTCGCTTCGCGCTGCTTAATATAATGATCAGCAGCTTTTTTCATTTCAAATTCTTTAATCAAATAAGTAACGACTTTGCTGTTTGTATTTAAAAATTTATTCCAAGAAATTTTATTCTGTTTAGCAATATCAGAACTTATAGTCTCGCAAAACGTGTCATAGGCAATCTTGGTTGAATTTTGAAATTGCGCCTGCTGGCGCACATGTTCGTTTTTTTCATCTCTAAACATCTGAAGCAAAGTTGTATAAGAAATAGTTTTATCTTTATATTCCAAATCGCGAAAATTTACATATATAATTGGTTTTGACTTATCATCAATTAATTGTTCTGCAATACTATCATCCATGGCAGTTTGCGTGTCGCAAGAAAAATGATCTTCTACTTCATCAGCATCTTCTTGATCCAATTCATCAGCATCTTCTTGATCTAATTCATCAGCATCTTCTTGATCCACCCACTCCGACAATTTCCGGTCAGCATCTTCTCTGCCATCTTCATCAACACGACGATCGTTCAGAGGAGATTGAATATTATCTTCTTTATCCTTTAAGAAATCAAAAATTTTATCTGTTATGCCTACAACTTCGTCCCAAGTTTTTGCTTCTTCGATTTCGTCGATAAAAGGCTTTTCATCTTCTTGAAAAAGAATAGATGTGAATGACCCAATCTTAAAATATAGATTAATTCGATTCAAAAAATTCATTTTTTCTATTTTTTGATCTTTTATCTTGAAAAAGTCTTTATCAAAAAGCTCTTTATATCCCTCATAAAAATCACGACGAAGGCCTGGATATTTGATCTTCATCTTACGCTCGATTCGAGCATCCTCTACAATGTTACATATAGTTTTCTTTTCAGTCTCCATACAATTCCAACCAGAATATGGTGTATACAAAGCATGACCAACTTCATGACCCACTAATAGTGTTTCCAGCGCAGCGGTCACATCTTTCCACATCGGAAGAGTTAGAATTCGATCTTTGGTATCAAAAGAAGCAGTATGCGCGTTACGATGCTCGACAACGATATTTTCTGTCGCGAGTAATTTTGCAAGTTTGTCGATCATGATCTTTTTCTGTAGTTTACCAAATACTATTATACTATCATTAAGGTTAATTGTCAAGGCCTATTTTATTGCAAGAAATCCTACAAACGCATGGTTTTGCCAAAAAGATTCAATTTTGTTAAAACCTGCAGCTTTGCACATATTTAGTAATTCATCGCGTGTGTTTGGTTTAGCCATAGACCGCAAAGTTTTTTCTTTATCCATAATATCATCAGTTGTGAAACTTTTTCTCTTATAGTCATAATATGTAAAAGTTCTAATGTCTTGAACTTTTGCAGAGTCAGCCATAGTCTTCTCAGAAAAAACGAACGCGCCACCTGAATTCAATCCATTATAGACATTTTTAATAACCAGCTCTCGTTGATGCGGAGGCATAAACATTAGAGTGAAGATTGAAGAAACAAATGAACAGTTGTCGAAATCAAAGTCTCGAACGTCTTCGTTTAAAAGGCATAAATTTGGTATATAATTTACTTTCTCATCAAGTTTCCAATTTTCAACAAATTCATCTTCTAATTCTATTCCAATATACTGCGCGCTTTTAGAGAAAGAATTTTGTTGAATCATGGCTTTCAACATTTTTCCAGTAGAACATCCGATATCGATAACATTTGTGTCATCTTCCACAAAATACTCTGAAAGTTTCAATACATCGTCTATAAGATTAGAATAACCTCTGATGGAGAATTCTATGTGTGTATCAAATCCTTCAGAGCGTTGTGCGAATGTAAATGGTTGAGTCATGATATATCCTTATATGGTTTCAATATATTTTTATAAACGTGGCTTGCTAAAGCGAACATCATCTTTGGAGCAACCATTCTTCCGATGCGTTCTGCTTGTTGATCGAAAGTTCCCGTCAATTCATAATCATCGGGAAGGCTCATTATACGCTTCAATTCC